GCTTAAAGCCGATCTTAGGACGCCTATCTGAATCTATAATCAAAGAAGGTTAGGAGATAACTATGAGTGAAAAAGAAAAGCCAAACTTGATACTTAGCTATGAAGATGCGAGTGATGTTTACGGTCTTATTGTTGACGCAGAGACTGCCTTTGAGCAACGGATTTATGACTATGAGAATAAGGAAGACCCAACAATAACCAGGGAGATTTACAAGGACAGTCTGGAAATGCTTAGGGTTTGCCAACGATTGGATAAAATCTTCGAGCCTTATATTGAGAAATTTGGCGCCCCGTTAAAAGACTAATCTGATATGTCGATAGCGTCACCATACCCGCAAGGATATGGTGACGTTTTGTGTTAATTGCGACACATCGTGTACGTGAAGTACAGATTTATCCAGTCTTCAAGACGCATGACAACTAAGCTGTCCTGAATCTTTACGCCGTTCTTACGGTTAATGACAACAGGCATGATGTCATCTTCGTTAGATTTTTTGATTGCTTCCTCGGCTTGTTCCATCGCTTTGTAAGGCTGGAATCTTTCTGTACGTTTAGCTTCCACGTGTATGAACGGAGTGTTTACCAAGTCCGCTCCGCCTGTAGCAACACCTCCTCCACTTAGTAACGCTCTCTTAACAGGCGGGTCAAGCAAAAGACAAGCGTTGAAGTAAGCTGCTAATTCTCTTTCGTACATGGAGCCTTTTTGTTTTGCAGATCGTGGTGTCATACTAATCCTAAGAAAGAGCTAGATAATCCGGATGCAGCTTCAACGTTTGAATACTTGCACTTCATGCAAAGCCACTGACCTTTAGGACGGAGGATAGGTTTGCGACATTTCAGACACGGCCTATCCCACATCTCTTCAGGAGGCAGAACCATATCCTGCATATCAAATCGTTTAAAGATTCTCAAGATTGTCTTGCGAGACAGATCGTATTCAATCTCTAACTGAGACCAAGCAACACCTGATGCACGTTTGTACTGGAGTTCCTTAGCCAACTCCTCTGTTGCCTGAGCAACCTTACGATCATATTCGCTCATAACAACACCGACAAAATAAGGAATATTCCGCTCATCAGAGAGAGCCAATAAGCCAGTCCATAAATGACTAGAGTAAGTGTGGTGTTTGTGTCGATGTTGATCGTGTTGTTTTCGTTGTCCACTTGTACTCCTTCAAGGATTACGCATACAAGCGGGAGCATAGGAAAACAAACTACGCAGAGGATGGTGTCCTTTATGATGGCTAACGCATCCTTCATCAATGCACCTCCTCGTCTTTGATGTACTCAAAGTCATCATCAAGGTGCAACCAAAAGGTAATAGCATGAGTGAAACGATTCATTGTGGGATGACAAATCACCTCCACCCATTTCATTTCATAGTCGTAAAGCTGCTTGATAATCTCAGGCAGGGTTTCGTTACGTACTCCTGCGTTGTAGTAATCCTCCAAGTCACGCAATGCCAACAGCACTGCGTCATCCCTTCCCGCTTCTGTTGAGAACACAGTCATCAACATATCTTCTGTTTCAGGTCTGAGTTTCCAAGAGATTCTTTTCTGTTGTTCGTCCATTACTTTCTCCTTTAGTTTGACGTTTCAGTTTTTTCTACCCAACGTTGGATGACGTTGCGTGGAATCTTGAGGCGCATAGCAATATCAAGCGGTGACTTACCTGCTCGGTACAATGCTTCTGCTCGTTGACGGGGAGACAGAGACGAGACATAGATCGTCTTTCCCGTTCCGATGTCGGTACACAATCCGACATACGATGTCTCGTGGTTTTCAGTAACTTGTCTTACCTTGCCGAATGCGATTTGGAATACCGCTGTGAGTTCCGCACCAAGCGGACATTTAGACGCCAAGTAATTCCATGCAGTATCAACAGCGCCTTTGTCGTTGGTCACAACTTTGGTAATTGCATCCGGCAATCCGGCTTCACGTTGAGCTTGATCGTCGTCCTTGATTACCTTTGTTACGATGATCTGTGTGTCTAAGTCTTTAAGCTGTGCGGTTGAACCTGCTTCACGACCGAAGCCGTTGGCACTAGGTTTGTTTCTGTGGTGTACGAACACGACTGCACGTCCTGTGTTACGTATTGCCATGCAGAGTTGATTGACTTTGACCCAAGCGGCTGGTGAGTTCTCTTCCATTCCCTGCCAAGCTGAACGCACCGTGTCGATGACAACAACCTGAGGATTGGTTTGTTCCAGTAACTTCTGAAGGTTGGTAATTCCTTGTCCGCTATTAAGATCAAGATCAATATCAGATACGGAAGCCGCCCAAATACTCATACTCTCAGGCATATCTCCCAAGCCTGTAGAGAGTTGATCAATGCGGTCAACAATCGTAGTAGCAGAGAGTTCGTAGTCCAAGTACAGAACGTTGACTGACTTGTCTACCGAACCTGCTCCGAATGATTTGCCAAGAGAAGCCGCCCATAACAACGACATCAGCCACAGTGTTTTACCGTGACCGTTGAAACCAACAACCTGCGTGATGGACTGAGGTGATATGAACGGGTCAATCAGGAAGTTCCTGTCACCGTTCAACTGGTGCAACTCAGCTAAGTTCTTAGGAGTGATCAGGCTAATGGCCTTAGCCCTTGCCTGTCGTACAGGATTGGCGTTGTTGTATTTATCCTTCGCTTCGTAACGTTCAGGATGGCGACGTTTATCACGGTCAACAACACTGTGAATCGTTGCCATGTATTCACTCTCGGGAAGGAGAGAGTCAAAGAACTCAGCCATGAATTGTTGAGCTGCTACTTTGATCTGCTCAACATCCATACCCAGCGTCAAACAGTAACCAACGTAACGAGTGACCCAAATGTTTCGGCCTTCTCCTTCTCGGAGTTTTCTTCCGAGCTTTTTTGTTTTAGCCTTTATCTCGTCCCAAACGGTGTCGCTAGTTCTGCAACCTTCGAGGCTCAGTTGTTCAAACGAGAAGTCCTCGTTGGACATAATCTGTCGTTGCTGAGGTTCCTCACCGACAATGGGCATTCCTTTATACGTAGGTAACCAAAGAAATGCATCGTGAATATCTTCAGAAGTTTCAAACCTGTACTGATGGACGAAGCGATTCTCTTTAGTGCTCCACTTCAAAGACGGAGGAGCGACAACGTAACCGCCGTCACCTCTGAGATCAAGGCCGTTTAAGTTAGGCCAGTCTGTACTGACACTTCCAACTTTGTTCGGCACAGGAAACCCAGGGTGCCTGAAGTAGAAGTGATTTCCACGGGTAGTCTTTACCGTAACATTACTAAAAATTTCTCCGTCATTTACTGCGTACTCCAAAGCCTCCTGATTGTCACAGTCAACAACGACTAAATTACTAATCGCACCAGTGACAATTCCGAGTCCGAAGACTTTAGTTGTGCCTCCTTCACAAGGCACTCCGTCATTAAACCAACTATCAACTTCTTCCTCTGTCGGTTGCCTTGACTGAAATTCTTTCCATGAAATAGCAGGTTTCTTTTCAGTCAGACTGATAGGAATAATGGATAAGCCAAGTTCTAAATAAAGATCGGCCGACTCACGAACCTCTTTCATGTATTCAGAGAACTCGTCGTCTTTTATTTCGTCAGACATTTAATTTCCTTGAGAAAATATTTACTTGTATTACTTAAAATTTTCAGTTATATTACCATTGTTTTCGTTCAAATAGGAAAGGAATTGAAACATGGCAGACCTCAAAGCGCTTGTAGATGATTTCGTTCGCAAGTCATATCAAGCAAAGAATTTCGCAAAGGAAGCGAAACAAGCCAAGGAGACGCTACTTAATACCATTGTTGAGACCGGAATGGTTTCTGATGTGGAGTTAGAAATTAACGGCTCCGACCACACTGTAAAAGTGAAAGAAAAGAAAACAAGGAAATGGGATAGTAAAGAACTGGAAGCTCTTTACGGT